GTTACTGATATTATCTATGTGCAAGATTTAGGAATAGAGATTAGAGACAATGATATCTTTATTGTAAGAAAAACTTCAAGCGACGGTGCAGTTACACCTGATGCAACGAGTTATGACACACAGTTAAGCGGTGGCGATTTGCCTTATCAAACTGCAAAAGGTGTAAATGCAGAAGATATATTAGTCGATGGCGACGGTTTTGTAAATCCAATAACACATGCAGGACCTGAAGAACTTGTTCCTGGTTTAGTTACTGATGCTTTAGATATAAAAGTTTATACAAGAGACAATGACGGCAACGGATCTATATACAGTCAAAGTTATGTTACTATTGGCGGCAGAACTGAATATAGTTTAGGAAATATTCCTTCTACTGCTGATGCTGTTTTTGTAAAAATAAATGATATACTATTGGATGATAGTGAATACACTATTGACTGGACAACAGAAACACTTACGCTTAATAGTGCTCCTGCAGATAATCAAGAACTTAATATTATCTCACAAGCATTAGGTACAAATAATCTTTTAGATTATGGAAAACATATTACAGACGGATCTACAACTGATATTATTACTACAGTTGACTGGGTAGATAATGCAAGTATTAGTGCTACTGTAGACGGAGAAGCATTATCTTCGATTATATTCAACTCTAACGAAGAAGGTTATGATCTACCTAATGCAAAAGTTGGTATTAGATTCGAGGAAACCTTGTTACCGGGCAGAGTTGTAAACTATGCTGTATTCAGTAATAATGATGTTCAGCAGTTTAGTAGAGTTTTAGTATCTAACTTTACCGGAGATGGAACAAGAACTTCTTTTACATTAGATGATGTACCATTTACACAAGTTCCGTTAGAACACAAAATTCTAGTAAAAGTTGGAAATAAAATATTAAATCCTGGATACAATATTAAGTATACTATTCCTGAAAATAATCAAAGAACATATCAAATAGAAACTTTCCAACAGCCTATTGGTTCATTAGACGTTGAAGAAATAAAAGTTTTCCTAAATGGTGTAGAAATATTTGCACCAGTTGAGTGGAGATATGATGTTGCAAATGCTACTATACTACTCACAGACGAAACAGGACAACCTGGTGATATTGTTGAAATATTTGCAATATCCGATGGCGAATATGCATTTGGTTACCTTAATCCAGAAGGTGCATGGATTGATACGCCAGGAACTCTACATTTAGATGTAGCACCTACGAATGGGCAAAATATAGAAATATATCAGTTTAGTAACCATGATTTACTTGATATAGAACGTATTAATTATGATGTTGTTGATAGAAGTTCGACAGCAAGAACTACAAAGTTTGCATTACTTAAATCTGGAATCATACGTTTAAGAACAACCGCAGTAGATGAAAAATATGTATGGGTGAGCAAGAATGGAGAACTATTAACTCCTAGTGTTGACTACTATGTAAATGAAACAAGAAATGAAGTAAGACTAGTAGTTACTCCGGCAGATAATGATGTTATAGATATTTTACATTTTACAGCACCTGTAGGAACAGAAAAGTTTGCATATAGACAGTTTAAGGATATGCTTAATCGAACACATTATAAACGTTTAGATAAAGCAGAAGTAACTTTAAGTCAACCTTTAAATTATTATGATCAAAGAATAGAAGTTAAAAAAGGTAATCTACTAGCAGAACCAAACAAAGGTAAAAACTTGCCAGGTATTATTTGGATTAATGGAGAGCGTATCGAATACTTTGTTAAAGAAGGAAACACCTTGCGTCAAATTCGCAGAGGAACATTAGGCACAGGCGTAAAAGACATTCATCAAACTGGTTCAAAGGTTTATGATCAAAATATAAGTAAAACAATACCATATCAAGATAACACAGTTAGTAAATCATTCATTGCCGACGGTGTAACAAATACATTTGAACCAGGATTTGATATTGAAAATAGTAATACAATAGAAGTGTTTGTAGGCGGCAAAAGATTGCGTAAAGCAAGTTTAAATATCTTTGATCCAACTATAGCCTTAGATAGTCCAGAAGGCGATTCTGTGTCGTCTGCAGAGTTTACAGTTTCAGATAATACTGTAACTTTATCTGCAATACCAGCAGATGAAACACAGGTAATGATAGTGAAAAAGACAGGATCAACGTGGTCAGACGCTGGCACACAGCTTGCATTGACAGAAAATAGTATTGCTAGATTCTTACGTGCAGGCACAAGTGAGTTACCAGAATAAATACAGTATAGGAAAAGTGATGAGTAACATGCAAGATAACAACAACTTTTTGGTGCAAGGACACATTAAAATCTTTGACCCTGAAACACAAGAAATAATCGTAAACAAACGCAATGCGATTCATTATGAAAATATGAGTATTGCAATGGCAGAAAGTTTAGGTAATGAAGGTCAGGGATATATTTCAACCATGGCTTTAGGAAATGGCGGAACAAGTATTGACCCTACTGGTATAATAACTTACCTTACACCTAACAGCACTGGTACAAATGCAAGTTTATATAATGAAACATTTACAAAAATTGTAGATGATAGAAACGTTAATAATACGGACCCTGCTAGAAACAAAATTGAAATAAGACATCTTAGCGGTACAACATATACGGACATAGTTGTTTCTTGTTTGTTAGATTACGGAGAACCAAATGGCCAACAGGCGTTTGATACAGCCGCAGGAAATGACAATGCTTTTGTCTTTGACGAACTTGGTTTAAGAAGTTATTCTGCAAGTGGAACAGGTAGATTGTTAACACATGTTATTTTCCATCCTGTTCAAAAATCACTAAACAGACTTATACAGATTGACTATACAGTGCGTGTGCAGAGTTTAACAGGTTAGGAAATAAGATATGTCATATGAAATAAATTTTACTGATAGTGTAAACAAAGGTACAATAGTTATAGAAGACGGTGTTGTTAACACTACATCAACGTCATTAAGATTTCCAGGTAGATCTACTACAGCATATGGCACTGCTATTAATGAAAACTTTTTACATCTATTAGAAAATTTTGCAAATAGCTCTGCTCCAGGTAGTCCGGTAGAAGGACAACTATGGTATGATAACACAGACGGTGTTGACCAACTTAAAATTTATGACGGCACACAGTGGGTAACAGCAGGCGGATTAAAAAAAGCGGGAAGTGCTCCTGAAGTAGCAAACAGTAATCCTGGAGATTTATGGGCAAACACAGAAACACAGCAGTTATATTTGTTTACAGGATCTAACTGGATACTTATTGGTCCTGAGTTTAGTGATGGGTTGTTAACTGGTACAGCAGCAGAAAATATTTTAGGTGACGACGATGTTGCGTATAACATTCTTACTGTAAAGATTGAAGAAAAGATAGCAGCTATTTTTAGTTCGCAAGCCTTTGTACCAAAAGTTACAATCCCAGGATTTAGACAAGGTTTACAAGCTGGACTTAATTTAAGCAACGAAGCACTAGTAGGATCACAAAATCTAAAATATTATGGTGTTTCAGAAAAAGCAGAAAATCTTGTTATTTCAGGAGAAAGTGTTCCTGCTAGTAACTTTTTAAGAAGTAATGCAAGTTCAACAACAAACTTTGATATAAAAATAAAAAATGATGAAGGACTACAAATCGGCGCCGGCGGACAGTTAGGCTTATTAGTAAGTGGGCAAGCCGGAGTAATTCAACATAATACATCAGGATCTAATATTGATTTTCGCCTACGTAATGGCGATTTAATACCAACTGTTATGAGATTAGATTCTGCAGGTAATGTAGGTATAAACACAGGCGCTCCTGAACAGAAACTAGAAGTATCTGGAAATATAAAAGTCAATCCAGAAACAGGAGTACCAGATAGTGGATTTATAACTGTAGAAAGTACAGTTGAATCTAGTAATGTTTCAACCGGATCTATAAAAACAAAAGGCGGTCTTGGTGTTGCAAAAAATGTAAACATCGGTGGCTCGCTTACTATGTTTGAAACAGATGGAACAGTTGGACAGATTATATCAGGAAATATCGCACCTGACACTCCTGCACAGAGAAGTATAGGTACTGCTAACAATAAGTTTGATCAAGTTTTTGCGAACAACTTTGTTGGTAACTTACAAGGTAATGTTAGCGGAACAGTAAGCGGTAGAGCAGGTTCTGCCGATAAGTTAGCAAGTGCTACTACATTCCAGGCAACAGGAGATGTTGATACTGTAAGTTTTGAGTTCGACGGGCAAGTTGGAGGCAGTACGAAAACGTTTAATCTTTCAGTTTCAAATAGTTTTATTAGTAACAAAGAAGTCACTTATGATGCAGGAAATGCTGATGAGATTTTGTTAAATGTTAAAACTGGCACCACTGGGGTTTACAGGATAACTAAAAGAAACTTTTTGAAAACCATACCTTTAAATCCGCCAGGAGTCATATTACCATATGGTGGAAACGTCACACCTACTGGATGGCTATTATGTGACGGAAGTGTGGTAAAGATATCAGATTATACTAGTTTATTCAATGTTATAGGTTATAGTTTTAGAGATGCTTCACTTTTGGATGATGAGGGTGTAAATAGTTTTGCACTTCCTGATTTAAGAGGTAGATTTCCATTAGGTCTTGATAATATGGGAGGTCCTAGTATTAATAGAGTTACAGATATTGCAGCTGATACAGTAGGAGGAAACGCCGGTGCAGAAGATACTACAATAGCACTTGAAAACTTACCTGAACACGAGCACGATATGGAAGGCGAATCTGGAACACAATATTATGCAACAAGGGTTGGTTCTGGTGCGGTGCTTGATGACGAAGCGGTATCACTAACTATCGAACCTGGTGCCGGCGGTACACAAGGATATGCATCAAGTGGAGGTGTTAAACAACCTTCTACAGTTACAGATTCATTAGGAAATATTGTTCCACGTTTAGGTGAAGCAATGAACGTAATGAATCCATACTTAGCATTAAACTATATTATCTATACTGGAGAGTAAAGTGAGTTATCAACTTAATAAAACAAACGGAGATTTATTAACAGATCTTGTAGATGGACAGATAGATAATACTTCTACTAACTTAATACTTGTAGGGCGTAACTATAGCGGATACGGTGAATACTTTAATGAAAACTTTATAAAACTTTTAGAAAACTTTGCAAACACAGCAGCTCCTAGTAACCCATTAACTGGCCAAGTTTGGTGGGATACAAATGATTCACGATTAAAAGTTTATGACGGAACTGCATGGAAGGCAAGTGGTGGACCATTTGTTCAGAATACCCAACCACAAATGGTTGCAGGTGACTTATGGATAGACAATCTAAAAAACCAAATGTATGCATTTGATGGTGAAGATTTATTTTTGATAGGTCCGCAATATACCGAAGCACAAGGCAAAAGCGGGTTTGAAATCGGAAGTATTCTAGACGAACAGTCTAGTTCTCGAACTGTTGTATATCTATATGCTGCAAACACATTATTAGCAGTAATAAGTTACCTAGATTTTACACCAACTTACAGTCAACGTATACTTGGATTAGTAACAGCAGATAACCCAGAAGGTAGAATATTTACTGGTATCAATATAATTGACAAAGACAATTTTAAGTTTAGAGGTATTTCAGAATCAGCTAACGCACTTGTTACTGCCGCAGGAGTTGTTAGAACAGCTGACTCTTTCTTACCATCAAATGCAAATGGTGAAACAGTAGGCACACTTAAAATACTTAATAATGGTGGTTTAACTATTGGTGCATCGCAAGCAAATGTGCAAAAAGTAGTTGGTCCTAGATTCTACATTGAAAACCAGTTAAATGACGATGACATTAGTTTAAGAGTATCATCTTCTACTTACGGAAGTATTACAGTTGATGCATTATATATTGATGCAAGTGAAGGCAGAATAGGTGTTTTTACAACTGATAGATTACCGCAATATACTTTAGATGTAGAAGGTGATTTAAGAGTTACTGGAAACTTTCTTGTAGAAGGAAACACAGTGAGTGTTGATGTTACAACACTAAGAATAGAAGATAAAAATATAGAACTAGCAAAAACAAGTGACGGTGATGTTCTAGACGGTGTTGATGCAGATGGCGCCGGACTTACACTAGAAACTAATGATGTAGGAACTAAAACTTGGACGTTTGTTAACTCTGAAAATGCTTGGACTTCTAATGTAAATTTAGATCTAAGTGATGACACAAAGTCTTATCAAATTGGTGGTACAGATAAACTTACAAATACAAGTTTGACAAATATTACCGATGCAACAGATTTAGTAAGAATAACTTCAACTTTAGAATACATTAACATTGACGATATTAACATTAATGGTAGTACAATAACAAACAGCGCCATAGCATTAAGCCCATTAACACTTATTTCAGATACAGGTATTAATATTACAGCAGCTGGTGATATTGCAATACAAGATAGTCAAAAAATTACAGGACTAGCTAATCCTACTGCCAATCAAGATGCAGCCACCAAATACTATGTAGATAATCAGATCGCAACCGAAACTATTGTATTTTCTTTAGATATTACTGGACTAGCCAATCCTAATCCAATAGGAACTTCAGATGGTCCTGTAACAGACGTTGCAGCGATATTGGACTCATTGTATCCTGCTGCTACAGAAAACAATGGAAAACAAGCAAAGATACATACTACTTCATACGCCGGCGCAAGTGCTACATTAGCATCATCTGACATTAATGCTGCAATCAACTACAGTAGAATAGATGTAGATTCAAACGGTACACAAAACGAATCAGTAGTACAAGACTTTACATTTAACAACATTGATGGTGATGTTACATTGGTTCCGTTGCGATATAATATGACGTTCGTATCTAATGGATCTACGTGGACACATGTTTCAACATCACTGTATAGTTGATAAGGATAAATAATACTATAACACTAGGGGTTAATAATGGCATATCAAATAGATAGATATAATAACACACTGCTAACTACCGTTGAGGACGGCACAATAGATCAAACCACTGACCTTAAGTTCATTGGTAAAAACTATGCAGGTTACGGTGAAATTCAAAACGAAAACTTTTTATATTTGTTAGAAAACTTTAGCGGAGCAAATCAACCAAGTCGCCCATTAAGCGGACAAAATTGGTTTGATAGCGGTAACAGCAAAATGAAGTTTTATGACGGTACACAATGGCGTACATCAGGCGGCGCAGAAGTTGCTACAGCTGAACCATCTGGATTAGCTGTAGGTGATTTTTGGTGGGATTCGCAAAACGAACAGTTGTATGCCAAAGGTTCAAGCAACTTTGTATTGATTGGTCCACAAACAGCAGGCGAAGGCGTAACTCAGATGCAGAGTTTAGCTGTTCAAGATTTAGCCGGAACGGCAAAAGTTATTATTGCTGCTACTATTGAAGACACTATTGTTTATGTTATAAGCCCAGACGAGTTTACATTAAATGCTTCAACGCCATTAGAAGGATTTGATAGAATCAAAAAAGGTTTAACCCTAAAATGGACAAAAGCTGCTGATGCAGGCGTTACAAATAGTGGTGCAGTAAGTGGACAAGATTTTTATTATTGGGGTACAGCATCAAATGCTGAAAAACTAGGTGGCCAACCTGCTTCTAACTTTGTTACAGTAAGTTCTGGTTCTAATACAGTGTTCAGTGAAGCAGTTGAGTTTCCTGATGCAGGAGTTTTAGTAGGTGATACGCAAGACTTCCAGCTGATTGTTGAAAACGGTGATGAAGCAGTTATTCAAAATATATCTGGAACTAGTAGTATTGTTAAAGTTAAGGTAACAGACGGTGCAGGCACACTTACGCACATGGCTACATTTAACTCAACAGGATTTATTCCAGCTGTAGATAATACATTCGATATAGGAACATCTGCACTAGCATGGAGAAATATACATGCATATAGCTTTATCGGAGAAGCAACAAAATCTACAGCCTTGCGTGTAGGAACAGATTTTAGAACAGCAAGTGTGAGTGCTTCTAATAACACAGTAGCAGTGCGTGATGCAACAGGGAACTTAGCAGCAAACCTATTCCAAGGTACTGCAACACAGGCACGTTATGCTGATTTAGCAGAAAAATATACTACAGAATCTGAGTATCCAGTGGGTACTATAGTTGCAGTGTGTGAACACGAAGAACACGAAATGGCATTAGCAAATCCTACTAGTATTGTTGCTGGCGTGATTTCAGACAAGCCTGCATATTTAATGAACGCAGAATCAGAAGGACAAGCTATTGCATTAGTAGGAAGGGTTCCTGTAAGAGTTATTGGTCCAGTAAATAAAGGTGATGCAGTAAAAGTTTATGCTGATGGTATTGCATCTGTTGACGCCGTTGGTGATCTAGTAGGTGTAGCATTAGAAACAAATAACGAAATAGGCGAAAAGTTAGTAGAGTGTATTTTAAAGGTATAAGGAAAATATAAATGTCTATTATTGACGCAGCTCGATTTAATAACCTACAATCTAGAATAGAACTTGTTTTAGGTAATGGTGCAGGACAGAACGGTTATGGACAAACTATATCTAGTTCAAACGTGATTCTAGGAGGAAGCCTAGATGTAGAAGCGGCAGATATTAATAACATTTACACCGATATGCTAAATGCAAGAGTGCATCAAGTTGGACCTAACGACCTTAGTATCGCACAAATGATACAAAATAGAAACGTTGTTGCAGAAGATACTAGTTTCTTCGTTGACGACAACGGTAATACAACAGCTGACCCAGATGGAGCAAAAAAAGGTATTGCAGATTTTGAAGACCTGATGACAAATATTGAAACTGATAAGTTTTTAGTTCATAGTAGTCAAGCAACATTAGAATCCGCTATAAACAGTGTTAGAACTACTAACTGGAATGGTTTGATTTATCATGAAGTTGTGGTTACATTTGCTGATGAGGATGAACGCAGACACTTTTTTAACACAGGTGGACAAATAAGATTTACAGCCCAAAACACTTTAGCAAGTACTGCAAAAGGACTTGACTGGGCAGCACTATGTTCAGAAATAGGTACAGTTGTATTTAATTATGATACTACTACTTCAACTGGTGACGGCTCAGGATCATCAATAGGTAACTATGATCTAGATGGAAGTTTACAAAATATCTACCAAAAAGTTGGTGCGGGTACTTATAGCGGCATATACGCTGGAAATTTATATACTATCAAAGCAAGAATTGATGGTAATAATAGAATAGTATTCCGTATAGAGTTTAACGATGTTGTAACAGATCCTGCAATTGATAACAATGTTGATGGAAGATTAGAAAGTGTTGTACAAATATATAGAGCTACTGGTTCTTATGTAAGTGTTAATGCTCCTAGTTACTTTAATCAGAATACGTTAGCATAAACTCGCCTCTGGTAAATACATAGGAGAGTATTTTATGTCCATACCTATTACAGCACAGAGATATAATGATTTAAGATCCAAGGCAAACAAAGTTCTTGGACTAAGCAACGTCTCTGATCCTACATTTGGCTACGGCGAAACTTTTTCAACTTCGTCTGTAACAGGCGATTATGACACTAATCTTTTAGCTACTGATAAAGTAACAGCACAACAGTATCAAGATTTATACACTGATCTTATAAGGTTACGAGCACATCAGTTAGGAGCAGCATCTATTACTATCGATCCATTTGTTATAGGTGATTATGACACTAATCTTTCATCAACAGACCTAGTAGAGCTAACATACATTCAAGGACTAGAAACTCTAGCAACTGACATAGAAACTGATAGGTTTTTAATAGATGCTTCTAGTCAAGCCGATGTCGTTAACTTAAAAAATAGCGCCGGTTTTGCAATACAAAGCACTAGACTTAACACAGGCAATGGTCCGTGGAACGGAACAATAAATCATATTTTTACAGTTACCTTCAACAATGCAAGACAAAGACGACAGTTTTTTAATGCAGGCGGCCAGATACGATTTAGTGCTAGTGTAGATTATACAGGATCACAAGCAAAAACAGTTGATTGGCAAAGGGAAATGAGCGATATGGGAGTTACTAGTTTTCGTGCATCTGATACTATTAACAATAACGGTGAAGGAACCGGATCATCCATAGGCAACTATGATTTAACAGGCACCTATCAACTTTGCTACTCTAAAGCCGGCGGCGCATCGTATGCACGTAACGATTATCGTGTATTAGCACAAAATGTAAACGATACCGTCATACGTTTTAAAGCAGAGTTCAACGACAATCAGCCAAATGATTTAACATGGGGTATAGATGAACCTGTATATGGAGATTTTAATAGTGTAATTGAACTCTTACAACCAAATGGCACAGTGACTATTAATGGTACGCCCACTTTTACAGTAGTTATTGCCGATAACGAACTTCCGATAGGATCAACTACGTCAAATCTGTAGTTGACAAAACAATATATTCCATATATAATACTTATACAGGAGTATAAAATGGACGAAAAGCTATCAAAGGCCCTAGAGTTTGCCAACTATACACAAACACTAGAAGATAAAAAATCACAAATAAAAGAAAAATTTTACCAAACAACACTATACTTTTTTGCAGGCGGACAGTTTACTGTAGATCAAACCTTACTGTCTTTTGTATCTCTTCTTTTACAAAAACAAAATCAAGCAATACTTATAGATGACAATGAAAATCCTATAAAGATTGATGATTTGAAAGTGTTCCAAGATAATATTCTAGATGTTTATTTTCAAGCTACTAATGAATATTTTACAGACATACAAGACATAAAGCGTAAAAGATCTATAGAGAAACTAGTTAATTATGAGTAAAGGATATTTGCTTATAGCACATAATAATGGTGCAAATGACTATATAAAACAAGCAGTATTTTGTGCAGAACGAATAAAAAAGTTCTGCAACAATGCTTCTGTATCACTTATTACAGATAGTAAGAAATATCTTCATGAAAACTTTGACACAACCATTTTTGATCACATAATAGATAGTAAGCAACAGAAGTTTGACAATAATTATAGGCTTATGTTTGACGGTGCCCTGTCAAGTAAAAGTGTGCAATGGAATAATGCAGGTAGAGATACAGCATTTTCTTTATCTCCATACGAAGAGACAATACTTTTAGATACTGATTACATTTTTTCAAATAACATCTTAGACAAATGTTTCGGTAGTGTAAATGATGTAATGATGTATAAGAAATCTAAATACTTAGGATCACACCTAGTTGAAGAGTTCGAAAGATGTAGCGATTATAGTATGGAGTTTTACTGGGCAACAGTGATTTATTTTAAAAAAAACAACAAAGCAAAAGTTTTATTTGACCTTGTTTCTCATATAAGAGAAAACTGGAGTTATTACAATTCCCTTTATCAAATATCTAGTAGAAATTTTAGGAATGATTTTGCTTTTAGTATTGCTATTCATATGTTAAATGGAATGAATAGGGGAAGTTTTGTAAGTGAACTTCCTTGTAAAATGTTTTACATTAAAGATCAAGATTATCTTGAAAAAATACAAGAAGATGAAATGATTTTTTTATTAGGTAAAAAAGATCATCTAGGAGAATACACCCTTACATCAACCCAAGGATTGAATGTACATGTTTTGAACAAAAAAAGTTTGGAGAGACATATTGGATAAAGGTATATTACTTGTTGCACAAAATAATAATAAAGACAACTATATAGAACAAGCATATGCTTTAGCAATGAGTGTAAAAAAATATAATGACATTCCTGTTTCTATAATAACAAACGATAAAGTTAATAAAAAGTATTTTGACTCTGTTATTCCTATAGTATGGGGAGATATGGCGCAAGAAAGTACATGGAAGATTGAAAATAGGTGGAAAGTTTTTTTTCAAACACCTTATAAAGAAACATTAGTAATGGATACAGATATGTTAGTTATGAGGGATATAACATAT